CTTATCAATTTCCAAATAATCTTACTATAAATTATGCTCCTACAACCCCATCCTTAATGTAACGTAAACGAGCAGCAGCCCTAGGACGAAGAATAGCAAGGGAAATATACCATTCAATCCGGGTTCTAAAAACAGGTTTCGTATCAATCTCACCAAGATCCCTAACATCCATCACGCCATTCTGAAGACCCATGACTCCATTCTCTGAAAAAGACAAACAGTAAATAGAAGTACACTGGGAAGTACCAGAATCGGCAGCTTCGGTAAAAGGCATAATTTCAGTATAGTTATTATCTTTATCAGCGATGAGAATAGGAAGATCGTTATACTTAGTAATTCTGCGTCCAAAAGAATCTACATCATACGTGATATATCCACTAATGGAAGTGGTTCTAGCAGCGGCAGTAATACGTCTTCGCATAGTTTTATTCATAAGCAGATGGGTCGGTTCATCCACTTCATCAATCAATTCATCCAGTTTAATGAGACTAAGAACATCTCCACCACCAGTAGCGCCATCATCAATCAGATTATCCCCAATACAACGAATCTGAAGACCATCGAACTCTTTAGGAGTGGTTTCAGAATCACCTTTAATAAGCGATTCGGTCATAGCCAGAGACAGAGCCTTCACTTTCATAGCTTCCTGCGATCCACGCTGATCCGAATTACCAGTTTTCACCAGCATAACATCCACATCAAGATCACCGCCAGCGATTGCCAGAGACTCAGTGATTTTATCTACCTGCCCGGTTCCTTCAGTATAAGCTTCATTCACACCACGGAAACCAGCGGTAGGCAACGTTTTCTCTCTATTGAAAGTCAACGCATTACCAGTAATATTTTCAAAAGGGAGGTACTGGAGTATATCAGAACTTCTAGCATACAACTCCATCACGGTAGCTTTAAGAGCCTCGTCCCTACCCATTGCAATTTTTGCAGCTTCAACTAATGTTAGAGCCATTTTAAATCCTCCTCACAAAATTTATCGTCTTAGTGCTTTTAAACGTTCCCCAGCAGGCATACTAGCAAGCTCCTGCATTTTCTGTCTTGCATTCTGACCACCACTGGAGTTCCCACCAGCATTTGACCCACCAGAAGTTGTTCTAATAATACTTTCTTTCTGTGGGTAATCATTTATAATAAGTTCAATAGCCTCTTCTGGAGCGGCATACTCTCCAGGTTTGGCTTTACTAAAAATCTTCTCATTGGACCGATCAACAGCATACACTGATAGACCCTCTTCACCATCTTCAACAACGAAGTATCTCCCGAAGCTGTCATAAGCAATGTCCGGCGTCAGCACAGTTCTATCCTTAATAAACTCACTTCGATCAAATGCCCCCTTGATAATTAGGTTCCTAATAGCTCCATCTTTTCTTTGTACATGTGTTTCCAGAGCAGCAATTTTCTGATTAAACTGGGCGTCAATATCCCTAATTTTAGATTCGTAAGATTCAGCAACACCAGCTTTCACCTTTTCAATCTGAACAGCGTTTTTGGAATCAACGTCTTTCAGATTTTCCAGTAATTCTTGAGCCTCTTTAGCTTTTTCAGGGGTAATTTCACCAAAAGATTCCAAAATTTTCATTTTTTCAATTAACTCTTCTGGAGCAATATCACCTAAAGCATCCACCTTCACTTGCAAAACATCCCTACCCTCTCTATACTTTTTCGCTTCCGCTTGAAGTGTAGGTACTTTTGAGTACAAATGCAAAGCGTCTAATCCAAAAGCCTTCTCGTCTTCATCTTGATCATCATAAACTAAAGGGTGTCCATTATCATCCAATTCAATATTTTTACTATCTTGCTGCAACCTATACTGTAGTGCCATTATTCGATCTCCTTAGTCTTTCCAGACAATTTAAAATTTACCTTTCCAGGACATTTAGCGCACCAAAGAACACTTCCATATTCATTTGGTCAAAGGATTTTAAAAGGCTCAAAGAGTTTTTTAATCCTTGGTAACAAGTTATCTTTTTTAAATCCAATTGTCAACACCTTTTTTTATTTTATTTTATTGACAAACATCCATTAATAATGTAGCCTGTGACATACTAAAAAAATCTTTATAGGTTTGTCAAGCATTTTTTTCAAAAAAAGGGGCATTTTATGTATAAAAGTAAATTAGACATCGAAAAAGAGGCTGAAAAGCCTATTAAAAGGAAAAGAATCAAGAAAATCCTTAAAAAAGATGATGAAAAAGAATTAACTCAGAAGAGGAATTTCCTATTTTATTACAAACAAGAGGAATTTTCTGCTGCTAAAGCTATTAAAAGTGCGGGAATACTATCACAATCAGTTCTTTTTAAATGGATGAAGAGTGATCAAATTTTTAAAAAACAATATTATGATATAAAAAAAGAAAAAAATGATATAGTAGTAGAAGAACCGAAAAAACAGGAAAAGAAAATGAGTAATTTTGAAAAAGAGGATGTATTAAAAAACTCTGTCCTAGATGCTTACAGATATTGTAATTTTAATCTCACTGAGGCTTGCAAACAAGTGGGTGTTAAAAGAATACAAGCTATGGAATGGCAAAGTAAGGATGAGAATTTCAAATATGAAATCAAACAACTAAATGAGGAAAAAAGAGATATGATAGAAGAGGCGCTACTCATGAAAGTGGCTCAAGGAGATAGTGCTGCAATTATATACAGTGCCAAATGCTTACTAAGTGGCCCTGAAGGAAGAGGTTATGATGAAACTCATAATATTACAATGGGTGGAAGAGTTGATCTTGTTCATTCAAAAGAAGAGAGAGATGCACTGGTAGAAGCCAGTAGTGTGTCATTACAAGATTTACTAGATACTCCTGGTGGTAAACTCTTAGCAGAAAAAATAAATAGTAATACAGAAATAATAGATGCAGAAATATTAGAAAAGGAATAAGAATGAAAGAAATAACTCCAGAACAACTTGCATATTCTAAATTATTGGGTTTTGCTAAAGCGGTATACCCAACCTATATAGTAGGTAAAATGCATAAAATGATAGGAATGCATCTTGAAGCTTTAGAAAGAGGTGATATACGTAGATTATTAATATTTTCTCCTCCAAGACATGGTAAAACTGTCTTAGCTTCAGAGTTATTTCCAGCATGGTTTATAGGTAGAAATCCAAATTGGCAAATTATATGGTCAACATATAGTCAGAAACGTGGAGATGATGTTGGTCGAAAAGTAAGAAATTTAGTAGATTCAGATATACATAGAATAATATTTCCTGAATGTAGTATATCTCAAGATTCAAAATCTGTATCTCATTTTTCCACAGAACAAGATGGGGAATATTTTAATGTAAGTGTTGGGGGAGGAGTAACAGGTCGTGGAGCAAATCTTTTCATTATTGACGATCCTATAAAATCAAGAAAAGAAGTTGAATCACAAACAGCACGAAAGGATTTACAAGAATGGTACAAAGCAGTTGCATACACCAGATTGATGCCTGATAATAGAATTGTTGTCATTAATACTCGATGGCACGAAGATGATTTAAGTGGATACATACTACAAAATGATGGTGGGGAAGATTGGACTATTTTAGATCTTAAAGCCATTGCGGAAGAAAATGATATAATGGGGAGAGAAGTTGGTGAACCATTATGGCCGGAATGGTATCCTCTACAAGCATTAAACACCATTAAAACTATTGTAGGTTCTTACGAATGGAACTCACAATATCAACAACACCCTGTAGGTAGAGAAGGTGGAATGGTTAAATACAAATGGCTGAAGAGATACCAAGAGATACCAGAAGAAGGAAGAATAATTATCAGTTGGGACACTGCTTTTAAAGATGCTGAAATTCATGATCCTTCTGCCGCTACCGTTTGGAAAGAGTATAATAATAATTACTATTTAATTGATGTAGTGAATAGAAAAATGGAATTCCCAGCGTTAACTAAAAAATTTATCCAACTTCATGAATTTCATAAAGCTAATGCTGTATTAGTTGAAGATAAAGCTAGCGGGCAATCCCTAATTCAAGAAATGAAAAAATACACTTACATTCCAGTTATACCAGTTGGTACAGAAAATATGCAAAAAATTCTAAGATTCGATGCAGTAACCCCTATGTTTGAAGCTGGAAAAATATATTTGCCAGAAAAAGCGCATTGGTTAGACGATTATGAGCATCAAATTACAAATTTCCCTTCAACTAAACATGATGATATGGTAGATTCTACGAGTCAATTTTTAAAATGGGTTAATAGACCTAAATATGCTCGTCAACCCGCAAACAAATTATATTGGAAGTAAAGGAGAAAAAATGGATGCAGCAACATTAAGAGCAACTCATGAAACTTATCAAGAAAAAATAAGAGACTGGGCATTCTGGGGTTTAGCTTACTCTGGTGGAACTAAATTCATTGAGTTTTCTCTCCAAAAACACATGAGAGAATCTGATAAAAATTGGCAATCCAGACAAGAAGAAGGAGTTTGTTTCAATTATTCCAGTATAGTTATTGATCTATTTAATTTCTATCTTACAGAAAAACCAGCTTTGAGAGAATTAGGTAGTTTAACGGATGATCCTTTTTGGAATATGTTTAAAAAAGATTCTGATCTGTATGGAACTAATTTTGACACCTTTCTAAATGAGTCTCAAAAATTAGCTGCCATTTATGGTGCAGTTGGGGTTCTCATAGACAAACCAACCAGTGAGAATCAAATTCTAAAAGAAGATGTACAGGATAAAATATATCCCTACTGTGCTACATTCACCCTTCCCAATATTTTAGATTGGAAACATGAACGTCATGAAAAAACTAATCGCCCAACATTAACTTACCTTAAACTACTGGATTACAATAATAGATATCTATTGTGGTGGGAAGATCACTGGGAGATATGGATTATACCAGAAACAGCAGGAGCTGGAGTTAGCATTCACAAACATACAGATACTTCCGATTATGAACCTAAACCTGGAGATAACAAATACGCATTAGAAGTAGGTACTCCACATAGCGCCTTAGTAAGTCAGGAAGAGCCTATCATGGTAGATAGTGGTCCTAATCCATTAGGGGAAATACCATTTGTCTGGTTTCAAAATATTAAAAATATCTTTGATCCTTATATAGGTGAATCTGATATTAAAGAAATAAGTAGGATTAGTGCTTCTATAGTCAGAAATGTATCTTACGGTGAGGAAGTAATTAAATTTGCTGGTTTCCCACAAGCAAGACGTCCTATGGCAAGAGAAGGTGAAGAAATTAATAATGAAGCTGGTGTTACAGCTATCTTAGAATTCGACCCAACTATGCCTGATTCTAAACCAGATTGGTTAGAATCTGTAGTACAAGAACCTGTAGATGCTATTCTAGCTTGGATAGATAAAAAGATTAGTGAGACATTTCAATTAGCCCATCTATCTGGAATAAGTGCTTCTAAAGGAAGTGATAGTGTAAAATCAGGAGTATCCCTACGCTATGAATACCAGCAATTAGGTTTGGTTCTTGGAAAGAAAAGTCAGAACTTAACGGAAACAGAATTAGCTATTATAAAATTCTTTTTAAAGTGGCAAGGTAAAGAAAAAGAATTTGATAGTGTAGGTATCTCCAGATCCTCTGAATTTAGTATTGATGATCTATCAGCAAGTTTAGAAAATGCTATAATTTCAGATAGATTAATTCCGGAACTAACCTTTAAAAAAGAACTTATGAAATCAATTGCTAAAAAAGTTCTTCCTGATGTTGCAGATGCCACTATGATTGAAATTCATAAAGCTATAGATAAATTATCTATGGAAGATATTATGGAAGCAAGTAACCCAACTGAAAATAGATCTATAAAAGACATCAGGCAAAACATAGCGGGAATAAAAGATCCTGGTGTGAAAGAACCAGCCGACCCCTCTAAAAAAGGAATTGTTGATAATGTGAAGGGGAGTAGTAGGCAACTAGATGGTAAAGATGGAAGAGGAGAAAATCCTGACAGATAACATTTAGAACGGGGCACAAAGTAATGAGTAAAGTAAATGTCATAATGCCTGTCTACAATTCCATGAGTAGACAGGCCGGTGATTTATTTCCGCAAATGCTAAAATCAATTCAAACTCAAACTTACAAAGACATTGAGATCATTATCCTTGATAATCAATCTTCAGATAGTACAGCACAATTTTGTTCTGACAGTGCTAAAAAAGATAGTCGAATTACACTAATAATTGATAGTAAAAAAAGATCTACTGAAAAGGCTATAAATAAATTAACTACTTTAGTATCAAGTAAATTTATCGTTGGTTTGAACGATGATGATTTACTACGCAATCAATATATAGAAAAGTGTGTCGATTTATTGGAATCAAACCCAGAAATTAATATGGCGTATACTAATGGTGGATACATTAATGAACAAAATAAAACCAGTGGTACTTTAGTATCAAACCCTTCTGAAGCTTATTATCATACGGAAGGACTCTATACAAGTTTTTGTAAAGCTATTCATAGAAGATTAATACTCCCAGTAATATTTGGAGTATTTACAAAGAAAAGTTGGGATAAAGTAAGACCTTGTATCCCTTTTGATAATTTGCAAGCAAATATGGATAATTACATGATGGCAAAATTCTTTTTGCTAGGAAATAAAACCGCACTTATTAACGAATCTCTTTTTTTCTATAGAGATAGGAGTAGGTCATTAAACACACAAACTATTATAGATATGCCAACTAATCCAATTTTAATCTGGGTATACTATCTAAGACATCAATTATATTTTTACGAAGCCATTAAAAAATTAATTGTAGCTAATAATTCTATAGATCATTTACCACTTCTAGGAACAACTCTGGATAGTTGCTTAAATAGTTCCTACCTTCTTATAAAATGGGTAGAAAGAGATCTTATTAAAAATGAACAGGAAAGATTTATAATGCAAAAAGTGCGAATGTTTTATTCAGAAGTATTTGGAATGCGATTTACAGGAATGTGTCGTCCTATGCCGCAAACAGAT